GTCAAAGACTCGACTGGCACATTCGTGCCAATCTTCGGCGGATACGTCACAGACATATCGCAGACGATCAAAAGCGCAGGATCGGTCATGATTACGCAATCATTCAAGATTATCGCGATGGGAGCACTGGCCAAGCTTGCAAAGATTCTGGTCGATGGAGTGCTGCCGAAAGAGCTTGACGGAGAGCAGATCTATGACATCTTAGAGCCGCTGCTCTTTAACACATGGGATGAAGTGCCGCCAGCTTTAACATGGGCGACTTACAATCCGACAACGACGTGGGCTGATGCTGAGAATTCTGGAATTGGCGAAATTGACACCGGAGACTATGAGCTCGCACATCGAACATCATCGCGCGCGACAGCTCTCAATATCGTTTCGGGTCTTGCAACGTCTGGACTCGGCTATCTGTACGAAGATGGACAAGGTCGAATCTGTTATGCCGATGCGACACATCGAAGCCAATATCTTGCAGCTAATGGATACAGCGATCTCTCAGCTAATGACGCTCTGGCCAATGGAATCTCGGTTGCACGTCGTACCGGAGATCTTCGCAATTCTGTGACGGTCAAATACAACGCCACATCGTCAGCTGAACAATCTGCCAGCGATGCGACATCGATTGCAACCTACGGCCAACAGGGCTATATCGTCACAACGACTCTGCACAATTCTGCCGATGCTCTTAGTCAAGCAAATTTTTATCTAGAGCTTCGGGCTTATCCATCCGACATCTTCAAGACTCTCAGCTATGAGCTAACAAATCCAGAAGTCACAGACATAGATCGCGATGATCTACTGGGAATCTTTATGGGCTTGCCGGTCAATATCATCGATTTACCGGCCAACATGATTGGTGGCACTTTTCAAGGATTCGTGGAGGGCTATACATTCTCGTCTTCATATAACCGACTCAGCTTGACCATAAATTTATCGCCGGTCGCTTACAGCTTGCAAGCGATGAAGTGGAGCGATGTGCCAGTGACAGAGACATGGCTGACAATATCACCGACTTTAGACTGGTTAAATGCGACAATAGTCGCCTAAGCAAAGGAGAAAAATGGCCACGACCACGAATTATGGCTGGACAACACCGGACGACACGGCTCTCGTTAAAGATGGCGCTTCGGCGATACGCACACTCGGATCGTCAATCGATACGACCACGAAGGCTCTTAATCCATCAACGACACTTGGAGACATCGAATATCGCTCTGCAACCGCGAACACTAACACTCGTCTAGCACTGGGAACAGTCGGACAAGTATTGACAGTAAATTCAGGGGCGACCGCGCCAGAATGGGCCACGCCAGCGGCAAGCGGCTCATATACTCAAATAGCCACAGGCACACTTTCATCGACATCCGTGGTAATTTCATCTATTCCGCAAACTTACAAAGAATTGGTTTTAACACTAGATAATCCACAAACTAGCGGAACAAACGGAACTTTGTGTTTTAGAGTTAACGCAAAAATTGACAATTATTACAGCACATCTATGGGAATGAATTCTACAACTCTAACAAATAACGCTGCACAAACTAGATTTTTAACAGGTATTAATATGACTTCTGCTGGTGGGTTATTAACAAATGCAACAATCTATTTTCCTAATTACACCGCGCCTAATGGATCAGGCTCTCCAACAATGTACGGAACTACAATGTCCGATTCCACTGGCAATTTTAGCAATTATTATCCTTATCAGTTGTTTGCCTCAATTACTAGTATTACACTTCTTGGAAATGCTGGTCAAACAATGTCGGGCGGTACTTACACACTTTACGGAGTTAAATAATGAGCAAAGTAATTAAGCCAACAATTCGTATTCATAACGCGGACACTGGAGAAATTGTAGACCGCGAAATGACTGATGAAGAATTTACTCAATACGAAAAAGATCAAGCAGAATCAACGGAAGAAATTCAGACGCAACAGGTTTCAAAAGACCCACTAATCGCCGCAGAACAGGCTGCGCAAAAGGCTGCCCAAAAGGCTGCTTTATTGGTGCGACTTGGCTTGAATGAAGATGAAGCGAAGCTTTTGCTTTCATGACGTATCCAACTGGCACAGCTGCTCGACTCGTTGAAGTAGCGTTGGCAGAAGTCGGCACTATTGAAGAAGGCGACAATCTGACAAAGTACGGAAAATTTATGAAAGCCGATGGCTTGCCGTGGTGTGGATCATTCGTCAATTGGTGCGCTGATCAAGCTGGCATCAAGATTCCGACGATGGTCTCGACAGCGGCCGGTGCTAATAAGATGAAGGATCTAGGCCGCTGGATTGACACAAAGCCACAGGTCGGAGATTTATGCTTTATGGACTTTCCGCATGATGGCATCGACAGGATTTCACACATTGGAATCGTGGCCAAGATTGAAAAAGGATTCGTGGTCTGCATCGAGGGCAACACTTCCGGCTCTGGCGATCAGCGAAATGGCGGAATGGTCATGATCAAGAAAAGAGCAATTGGAAAAGAAGTGGTCGGATTCGGTCGGCCTAAGCTTGTCGCTTATTCGGGAGAATATCCAGCTGTGGAGATTCACACAGAAGCTCCCAAGAAAGGCAAGACAAAATGAAACAGATCCAATCAATTGCAGCATCGTGGCTTCGCTCATTCTTAGCCGCATCATTGGCCGTCTACATGGCCGGACAGACAGATCCGAAGACGATTGGCATGGCCGGCTTAGCTGCCGTGCTGCCCGTCATTCTCCGATTCTTAAATCCAGCCGACGCATCGTTCGGGATAACTAAGGGAAAGTGATCTCGAAAGCACTGACGGCAGCGATTGGAATGGGGCTCGTCCTTTCGTTGTCGTCGTGCGCGTATCAAGGATGGACACGATATGACTGCCAACTCTTCGAAAACTGGGATGCTCCAGAATGCAATCCGCCACAGTGTAAGGCGCAAGGTACATGCACAGAAGACATCTACGGATACGATCCACGTGAAGCCGCACCGTTACAGTAATGAGCAGCTTAAAGCTCGACTCATCGTATTCATCGGAGTCGTGCTAGCTGCCACATTCTGCTTCTCAGTCGCCGGAATGCTATACGCGCTCATCTTCGTAACTCAGCCGCTTGGAGATCAAGCTCCTAATGACAGAGCTTTCATCGAGCTTCTCTCAACACTGACCATCTTCTTGACTGGAGCTCTAGGATCAGTCTTGGCTTCTAATGGATTAAAAGACAAGCCAAAAGCCGTGGAAGACACGCCGAAAGTCGAACGGGATTCTTGACGATGTCGGATGTATCCGTCACTCTTCTGGCAGGGAGCTGAAATGCAGCTCTCAGATTCGGGAGCAATACAATGACAACATTCGAATTCGTGCAGATGTGGATCTGCATCATTCTGCTCATGGGGCTCATGCTCATGATTGGATATTCAATCGGACTTAAAGATGGCCAGCGTGAAGGTTATCTACGCGGCCGCGCAGTATCACGCCACATGGTAAGCAAGGAGATTTCACGATGAGCTTCTTGGATGGATACGAAGACATCGCCGCCAGAATAGCCAGATTTCAAAAAACATTCGCAACAGGCCGCATCGAGACATCGATCATCGACTTCAACGCGAAAGACGGATACATACTCGTCGAAGCTCGTGTCTATCGTCAAAGCGATGACACACTGGCAGCCGGCATCGATTACGCATTCGGACACGTCTCGACATATAACGTCCAGATGAAAAAATGGTACGTAGAAGACACAGTCTCCAGCGCAATCGGACGCAGCTTAAATCTCGTGCTAGGTGCTTTGAATTTACCGGATGGCGTTAGCAATACGCGTCCGACTCGACAAAATATGGAGCAAGTCGAGCACAGCGACGCAGCTCTGGCAAAAGCAGCCAACGAAGATCCGTGGGCTATCTCGCTGGATGTAGGGATGCCGAACATCGGGTCAGCGATTGACGCGATTACAGACAAGATCGGAGCTGAAGTCTTGGCCGAAGCTCCGCGCTGCCAACACGGTACGCGCGTCTGGCGTGAAGGCGTGAGTGCAAAGAATGGCAAAGCGTGGGCGAATTTCAGCTGCACAGAAAAAAGCAAAGCTAGCCAATGCGATCCAATCTGGTACGTCATGACAAGCGGCGGCACATGGAAACCACAGATCTAACATGGGAGCGATTGAAGTATTCAAAGCCGGTGCATGGGATTACTGCGACAAGTGCACGAAAGCCATACCTAAAAGCGAAGGCGTCATGGAGCGAATCGACGGCCAGAGCATTCTCTTCTTTTGCTATCAGTGTGCAAAATGAGACGGCCATGCTGGCACATCTGGATCTATTGCTCGGACAAGACAGATCGACAATGGCGCGAATGCGTCAAGTGCGGAGTGCAACGATGAAATACAAATCGACGCTAGAAATGCAACAGCTCTGCCACGTTGCAGCTTTGAAGAGATTATGTGCAACACCGGATCAAGTCATGGGATCAGAGCAGCGATACAATCGTGGACTTAATTTTCACGACAGAGTTACAGAGCTGGCGCAAGCTACAGAAGCCGAATGGATTGTCGCTAATTATCTGGGATACGCATTCGATCCATTCAAAGACACTATGAAGACTGAAGCTGATGTGGGCGATAAGTTCGAAGTCAAACACACAGAAAGCGGATTTCATCTTATTATCTATCCGAATGACAGGATTACCGACGTGGCAGTGATGGTCACTGGGAAGTCTCCAGAATTTCATATCGTTGGCTGGATACCGGTAGCGATGGCTAAACGGCCACGTTTTAAGAAAGCCACACAAGATTCATGGTGGATCAATATGCGCGATCTGCAACCAATGGAAAATCTGATAAGGAGCTCACATGGAGCAGCTGCGTTATGAGTGTCGAGTAGAAAAGAAAGTCCAGAAACACGCGATCATCGCTGAATTCAATCTCGGCGATTCTCATGTCTGCGTCCAATGCTTAGGCTGTGGCGTGATTGGCGTGATGGATCGATCGGATGCCATCAATGGCTGACTATGAATACAGCTGTGGGATGTGTGAAAAGGCCATCACAATATCTAGGCCAATAACTGACCAACTAAGTCGCGACCCATATTGCGAGAGCTGCATGATTCCAATGAAGCGCGTCTACTCTGCAACTCCGGCAATCTTCAAGGGCAAAGGATGGGGCGGATCTAAATGAGAAGATATTCACAGCCTGTGGATAACCTATGGACGACACGCCGAAATCCCGTTGGAGTTATCCACATACTAGCGAGTAACTTGACGAAGGCAGTACGCTGTCATCGCGTAAAGCGAGCCGCTGAGGCGGATAGCTCGCAAGCGCGAATGCAGCTAACGGGAAAGCTATGCCTATTCATAGGCCTTGCATTACAAACGACGATACCAAGTGCGCAAGCTATAGGCACTAAGACAGACACAGATCATTACAAGCTATATGCACACAGTCGCATCATTAACTGGACAGAGACTCGATGCTTTATATCGCTAATCGACAAAGAGAATCGACACTGGAATCCAAAGGCCAAAAATGGATCACATTACGGAATTGGCCAGATGCGAAATACCAAATACAAAGAGCTTGACGGTTATCGCCAGATAGATTGGACACTGCGCTATATCGCTGGACGTTACTCCACACCATGCAAAGCGTGGGAATTCTTCAAAGCCAATGGCTACCATTAGGCCATGACAATGCATAGCCAGCGCAAGTCCAACTCCACACACTGGAAGAAGATTCGATTACGAATACTTCAACGTGATGGCTATGAGTGCTACTGGTGCGGAGCTGAAGCCACAACCTGTGATCATGTCGTGCCGGTGGCACGTGGTGGCACAGATGAGCCGGACAATCTTGTCGCAGCCTGTAAGCGATGCAATTTTTCTCGTCAAGACAAAATGCCGGACGAATTTATTCTGAGTCAAAGAGCAAAGGCTTCCAATTTTTTAGCACGCGATTCCAC